CCACCGCGACCTAGGCCGCATCCACGTCAGCATCCACCGAGAGCCGCTGTGGCGCCTATTGTGGTGACGGTTGTAGTATTGGCGACCATCGTTGTTGTTGCTAGCGCGACCCCACATCCACACCCGCACCCACATCAAGGAGTTCACTAAAATGGCAAGAGCTAAGAAATCAAACGGAGCAGGCAAACTTTCAATCACGCAAATGCGAGATCTGATTAACAAGAAAGCCGGCCAAAATGTTGCTCACGATCTAAAAGATGAGAACCCTACTGAGGTTAAAGAGTGGATCCCAACTGGCTCACGCTGGCTGGATTCTATCATCTGTAGAGGTAAGCTAGCCGGAATCCCAGTTGGCAAGGTTGTTGAGATTGCCGGTTTAGAAGCAACTGGTAAAAGTTATATGGCCGCGCAGGTTGCAGCCAATGCACAGAAGCTGGGAATCGACGTTATTTATTTTGATAGCGAGTCTGCTATTGATCCGACCTTCCTTGAGAGGGCTGGCTGCGATCTAGACAAGCTTTTGTATGTTCAAGCAACTTCAGTTGAGTTTGTTCTAGAGACTATCGAAGAGTTGCTGGGTTCTAACGACAATCGTATGCTATTTGTATGGGATTCGCTAGCCCTCACTCCATCGGTATCTGACGTTGAAGGCGACTTTAATCCACTTTCATCGATGGCTGTCAAGGCAAGAATCTTGGCAAAGGGCATGTCTAAGCTTACAGTACCCATTGCGAACTCTCAGAGCACGTTCCTTGTCCTTAACCAGCTTAAGACCAATATTACCCGATCTCCATCAGAAGCGCTTACAACGCCTTATATGACGCCTGGAGGGAAGGCTATGATCTATGCCTACTCGCTTCGAATTTGGCTGACTGGCCGCAAAGCTAAAGCTAGCTTTGTGTTGGATGATAAAGGGTTCCGTATCGGCTCAGAGGTCAAAGTAAAGCTTGAAAAATCTCGCTTTGGAACACAGGGTAGACAGTGTAATTTTCGCATTCTATGGGGAGACTCAATTGGAGTGCAGGACGAAGAAAGTTGGTTTGACGCCATTGGCGGTTCGCACAGACTTAAACGTTCCGGCGCTTGGTACGAATTGCTAGACAAGCAAGGCGAGACAATTGGCCCAAAGTTTCAGGCCGCTAAATGGGTAGAGAGACTTGAGGACGAGACATTTAGAAAGAATGTCATGGAGATCATGGACGAAGAAGTGATCATGAAGTTTGATAAGCGTGTGGGAAATGCTTCTGATTTTTACGAATCTGAAGAAAATTCAAAATAAATTAAATAAAAAATGAATATATTAGGCTCCCAAGCGTCTAATTATTACATATGATAAAAGGAGAGAATATCATGAATAGACTTATCTGTATTGTTGGATTGGCAGTGGGACTCATCGGTTCAACAGGATGCGTGACAGCGCATGCACATCCGGTGGTGACTGCACATGTTGGTGTTACAACAACCCATGGGGGTGCTCACAACCACCAAGCTAGACCTCAGCGGCCTGGACCCAATTATGTGTGGCGTTCCGGTACCGGCTGGGTATACCGTGCGCCTACTCGCAACCACAGGCCCAACAACGCCCAGAACTGTAGACGACAAACTTGGGTGCCGGGACATTATGTTGGCCGAGGCCACCATCGTCGGTGGGTACATGGGCGATATATCTCTGTGTGTGCCACCCGCTATAATAATACTAGCGATCCGTGGCGATGTCATAGGCGGTAATATAAAATAATTCTTGACTTAGAGCCTCCCATGTGTTATTATATTAGCACTATGGGAGGTTTTTGTGTCTGAAAGAGAAATAGAGCCGAGTGTTTTGTATACTGGCCGCAACAAAAGATATATTGAATATGCTAGACGGATTGCAGAGAAATCCCAGTCTCCTGATTATCGCCATGGCGCTTTGCTGGTAAAAGGCGGCCAAGTAATTAACAGTTCCTACAACAAGAATTCGTATAAGGGGTGGGCGACACGGTTCAGAGATCGATTTAGTGGCCACGCTACCCATCACGCAGAGTTGGGATGTATTCTTGGCGTAGATAGAGCAAACATAAAAGGCTCTACAATTTATGTAGCTAGGATAGGCAAGAAAGGCGATTTGAGGATGTCTAAACCTTGCCCCATGTGTACTGAAATTCTAAAGAACATGGGCGTGAGAAAAGTAGTCTATTCTATCTCAGAGGGGCAAATTGATTGTGAAAAATTATGAAAGTTGGTGACTTAGTTAAATGGAGTATTGACCCGTCTTATTGGGGCATTATTTTAGAGAAATCTCTTGCTATGGATGTTTATGAATCTCATCAATTACACTCCATGGAAATGTCGCCGCACGAACAGGTATATAAGATATGGTGGTACCCATTTGCTAAGAATATTGGCGTATTTACAACTACAGATTTAATACTATTCTCGGAGGGAGAAAATGAAAAGACTTTTGATTATTGATGCTTTGAACATGTATTTCAGAGCGTATATTGTAGATCCAAGTTTGTCTACAAATGGCCAACCAATTGGCGGCATTAAAGGGTTTACTAAGATTCTACAAAAACAGATTCGTGAAAGCAAGCCTGACGAAGTGATTATATGTTGGGATGGCCAAGGCGGCTCTCAAAGGAGGAAGGCTCAAAACAAGGGCTATAAAGAAGGCCGAAAGCCAATTCGCCTTAATCGCGAAATTAGAAACCTTTCTGAGAATGAAGAAGTCGCAAACAAAGTTTGGCAGCAGACAAGGCTCATTGAATATTTGAACAACTTGTCCATTATTCAGTTGATGTTACCGGGGGTAGAGGCCGATGACATCATTAGCTATGTCTGCCAGATGCCGCATTATGCAGATTGGCAAAAAGTGATTGTGTCTTCAGATAAAGACTTTATCCAACTTTGTGACGACACTACTGTTCTCTATCGGCCAATCCAGAAGCAGGTTCTGAACTCCACTCGGATTGTTGAAGATTATGGAATACATCCAGTTAATTTTGCCATGGCCCGCGCCATTGCTGGAGATAAGTCTGACAACCTCCCTGGAGTCGGTGGTGTTGGCTTGCCAACTATCGCTAAGAGGCTTCCATTTCTAAAAGAAAATAAAACTTACACAATTGATGACATTACTAATTACTGTAAGGAAGTCGAAAGCAATCTTAAGGTATACAGCACCATTCTTGAAAAAAGAGATTTGATTCATGACAATTACAAAATTATGCAACTGTACGCACCCTCTATCAGCCCACAGGGCAAAAACAAGGTAAAGTATGATGTTGAAAATTTTGTTTTTGAATTGAATCAGACAGAAATCAAGAAGATGATGATAGAAGATGGTTTCGGCGCTCTAGATCTAACTGATTTGTTTACAGCCATGAAAAGAATTGTGGCTGAGAGCAAAAAAACAAACTAATTATTATCATGATGGACGCTTTTCTAGATAAATGGAAATCATATAAAACTGCCGACTTTGAACTGAAAGAACTTGTAGACCCTGAATCGGTAGCTACCTCGTCCTTTGAGGTACAGGATAGTCTACATTCCGCTTTTTGGTCAACTGAGGGCAAACTGGACCCAAAAGTTCGAAAACGACTAATCAGAATAGCTAAGAACTTTATTAAGGACTTGGAACTTTCCGAACTTGAGATAGAAGACCTGACATTTACAGGATCACTAGCGAACTACAACTGGTCTAAATATTCAGATATAGACTTGCACATAATTGTTGATTTTTCAGCCCTTGAGGGTGACCAAGAGTTACTCAATAATTACTTTAATGCTAAGAGAGCGTATTGGAACATGAAGCACGCGATTATGATGCATGACTTCGAAGTGGAAATATACGTTCAAGATTCCAACGAACCACATACGGCATCCGGCTTATACTCCGTATATTTTGATGAATGGATCAATACGCCGCAAAAACAAGACCCCGTTATCGATCACACAAATATAAAGGTTAAAGCAGCTGCCTTGATGGATCAGATAGACACAGCACAAGAAATGTTCAATGACGGCGCGTACAAAAAGGTTATTGAGTATGTTGAAAAATTGCGAGAAAAAATTAAGAAATTTAGAACCTCTGGTTTAAATAATGGTGGCGAATACTCTATAGAAAATTTAGCATTTAAAGCTTTACGAAGAAATGGGTATTTAGGTAAACTATCGGATTTGAGAATTGCGTCATATGATGAATTGATGTCTCTACATCCCGAAATGATAACCATATTAGTTGGGGAGGATGCAGGATGAATAAAAAGTGGAAAAACTTCATTAATGAAAAAGTTTGGGCCGATTACGAAGAGCCCAAAGGTCAATGGAAAGACGTACCATTATCAGATCTTGAACACGATCCCGATGAATATGATTTAACTGACGAAATGTATAACCTAATTGCCACAGCATATGCTAAAATCGGCGGTCATGTAAACATTAAAGGCCCAGCAGATGTTCCAGATAAATATGATCAGTGGTCAGCGGTCGATTTGGATGGTGATCCTGAACCTGACGCTTTGCGAGTGGCATCAACCAAGCCGGCCGGAACAAAACTTACGGTTTCGGGCCACGATGGTACTCGTATAGCAAAAAATGCCTACACTGACAAAACTGCAGACATGCTTAAGAAGGATGGATATTTCGCGGAGATGTCTGACGCCATCGCGCACATTATGATTACCAGATACAATATCGAGTCGGTCAACGATAAAGAAACAGTCGAGAAAGTTTTAGGCAAATCGGTCGATTGGGTCGGCCCTCACCCAGAGGGTAAATACCCAGAGCACACCGGGTGGTATGTTCGTAAGTTGAGCGGCAAGGTTAGTCACATGAAGATTATGCTTGGAAAGCCAAAGGTAGGATAAATATGAATATTAACAAATGGCGTAATTTCCTGAATGAAAAGAAGGAGCGCCTCCTAAGAGAAATTACAGAAGACGAAATGGAGCATATTCGTAATGCTCTCGATGACATGGACGCCTCAGAAGGCTCAACATTGGCCTTCCCAGAGTTGTTTGGCGACAGGACAAGAATTGTCCTCGATTTTAAAACAGCAGACAAAGAGAGCGAGTTGGGAAGATTTATTAACCTTTTTGAAGTGCTTGGATACGAAGTCGATTGGCAAAAGGGATTAATATCAGCGACAAAAACATTGCAAGACTCAAGCCCTAGTGCTATGGCTGATCGCCTTACAAGTGGCGATTACGATGCCGGTCGCCGTCAACGAAAGATTCAAATGAAGATTGGAAAGTTCTTTGCAAAGATCTACGAGTTATCCACAAAGCAAAAGAAACTCGTTGATCAGGTTTTTAATTCTAAAGAAGCGCAATCACTTAAGGCTAAATACTCAACTACCCCAGCAGGCGAATTCGACTGGTGGAAAGAGAGAAGAGCAAGGCACTTGACAGGCGATCACATCCTAGCTGGCTTAGGAGAAGAGTTGGCAGATAGGCACTATCAGCTATATGATCAGCTAACAATGTACGTTGGCACTGACTATGGAAATGCTTTTGTAAGAGATCCATCCAAAGCAAAGAACTATATGGAGTACTGGCAGAAGAATGCCGGATATATCAAGAAGAATATAGACAAAGCCACAAGCAATGAATACTCTATTGTTGTCACTAGGCACCCTGTTGATATTTTGCGTATGAGCGACTTTAATGCCATCCAATCCTGTCATTCGCCCCCATCTAGAGGTGGCGGCGGAAACTATGAGTATTATAAATGCGCAGTGGCCGAAGCCCATGGCCATGGCGCTGTGGCTTATGTGGTCAACACAGAAGACTTGTTACATGCTACAAACACTAGCAATATAGACAGTGCAGAACAGGAGATCCAAGATGGTGAACTTTTTGCAGATGATATCAGAGGAAGCCATGTTGGAGCCAGCATGGATCTAACACCAATATCTCGTTTGCGGCTACGACAAGTTAGACACTACGCATCAGATGATGTTCTTAACTCTCAAATGGGCATGGGCACACAGATAGCCGTGCCTGAAATGCGTATCTATGGTGAGAAGATTCCTGGCTTCCGCCCGCGCATCATGAAGTGGGCGAGAGAGAACCAAGAGCAGGCACTTGCTGACGCCCCTAGAAGAGATAATAGAATTGACCTGGGTCGATTTATTAAGTTTGGTGGCTCACAAGAGGACAACCAAATTGTTACCCTTCTCGGAGACTTGTATGGCCACGGAACACTCGCGGCAACGGCTCGTTCACAGGTATTTATTGGCATGCCTATTAAGGACACCCGCACCGAAGACGAGTTAGACGTTAATCTTGTTGGCGGCATCCTAGAACAATATGAACAAGCCTGCGAACAGATAGCAGACGAATGGAATCATAGAATGCAGGCTTGCGAGGTTGAAGCTAGAGTCGAAGACGACGGCGGCGGCAGCGTTTATATCGCCTTGCATGCCTCTATGATCATTAAGTGGGACGAAGACGATTTTATCGGACTGCCAAATTATATGGACTCGCAATATGCAGTTGACGAACTAAATGATATAGGATACAGTTGGTTTGAAGACCTGGGCATCAGATCCCAAGTTGATTATAAACGTTCCCGAGGAGACGCAGAAGTAAAATATATTAGGCAGAAAATGAACATCGAAGCTGAAATGATACCAGACATGAACCAGCAAGCCTATGCTTACGATCCCGATGGCTTTGAAGATTTCTGTGTCGAGGTCAACAAAATTGATGACATGTACGATGGCGTCAAAGAATACCTTGCGCGTTATTATAAGCGCGAGGGCTACATGGCTGGTGGTCAGTTCTTGAAGCTGGCATTAAATGTTGAACATGGTGATCTTGATCCTGATTTCTGGGAACTTGAGTCGGACGAGCCATACGACCCAGAAGAGGCATATGAGATGAAAGCAACAGCAAACTTGGAGTTAGACCCTGGTTTATATGTGATGGCATCTGGGTTTCCAATGACGCCCGAAGACATGGCAGATATATTGAACTCCCGAGAGTTCAGAACCCAGTTCCGCACTGAAGTGTTGAAGGAACCTATGCAATATGTGGGCACAGAAATGTTCTTGTCCCTTCACGATGACACCAAAGCTGTTGTGGGCCGTGAAGTTGAAGCCGCCCGACCGGGTAAAAAAATGACTAATGCTGTTGACTTCAACTTTGTTATTAAGGTTACACAAGACGATCCCGAGATATTAACTAAGGTTTTTGCACGGACTGTTGAGTACATGGACCATGAAGACGAGTTTTATGATCTCGCTAACCAAGTTATAAAGGGCATCATAAAAGGTCAGGTTCGTAGTCGATACGCGGATCCCAAAGAGGAGCCCCAAGGACTTTCCGAGTCTCATAAAGTAATGAACAGTTGGAGAAAGTTTTTAAATGGCTAAGTTGATATTGCCGTTGCTCATCTTGTCTGCATGTCATAAGAAAGCAGCAACGGAGCCCGAAACATATATAATAAGAGATGACGTATTAGAATCTTTAAACGAAGATGCGTTTGATTCTTTGCCAGAGGCAGAGCAGGATGATACAGCATCACCGGAAGAACAAGACTTATTAGACGAGGAATCTTAAACTAATGGAACTTATTTCTACTCACTTTTGCAAGGCTGCAAATGTTGGTTATCATGGTAATTTATTTGGCGGCACAATGCTCGCTTGGCTGGACGAGGCCGGCGCAATATTTGCCTGCCAAGCATGCGACACACCACGGATGGTGACTAAACGGATTTCCGAAGTAGTGTTTAACAAGCCTGTTCGTCCTGGCCAAATCATTAAAATCTATGGTGAAGTTAAAATGGTTGGAAACCGTTCTATCGTGATTCGGCTGGAAGCCCGGCGACATAGCGTGTACAACGGTTCTCAGAGAACTGTTTTGACCACTGACATGACTTTTGTTCGAATTGATGGTGATGGAGAAGCAATTCCTATTAGCGATAAAGTGAAGAGCAAGTATAATGTCGATAACAAACCTCTCTTGGTGGAGGAACAGGTTGATGCATATGAACATGGTGGAGATTGAGTAATATAGTAGTAATTATGCAAACAGACACAGATCAAATAGGCAAAGCAGTGATTATAAAATGGCCACATGTGCTGATTTTAAAAAGATCTATGCAATTAGAAAAGTTCCCAGGTGAATGGGACTTAGCTGGTGGCCACACTATCGAAGGAGAGGATCCACTCGACGGTGTTTTGAGAGAGGTGTGGGAAGAGACAGGGCTTGTGTTATCTAATCCCGAAAAACTTTACAGTGATGGTAGAGAAACATATTATAAAGTAATTGTTAACAGCGAGCAAGAAGTTCGATTAAGCAATGAGCACGAAGAGTATGTTTACGCCACACCAGACGAGATAGAATCTTATGAATTGCCTGATAAATATTTAAAGGCAATTAGATATGCGCTAAAAGACATTTTAGCTTGACAAAGCGATATAAACCGCTTATAATAAATAACAATCTTTAATACGAGGGATACATGGCAGAAGGACTCAACTTTGGTCATTACGGAAAAAACTTCCAAGAAGGGCTATGCCAGCTAATTTTACAAGATCGGCCTTTTGCAGATCAGATAACCGAGGTATTGGATATTGATTTTCTGGAGTTAAAGTATCTTCAGATTTTCACGAAAAAGATTTTTGAGTACAGGGAAAAGTACTCTGTCCACCCAAGCTACAAGATCATGACTACGATTTTGCGCTCCGGTCTTGAAGAAGAGAACGAAGCTAGCAAGATTCAAGTTAGGGACTTCTTTACTCGTATTTATAACACAGAGGTAGAAGGTGCTGATTATATTAAGGAAACCGCTTTAGACTTCTGTAAGAAGCAAGTTCTTAAGGCCGCTATGATAAAATCGGTTAAACTTTTGAAGAATTCGTCGTATGATGAGATTGCGGCCGAAATTGATAAGGCTTTAAAATTGGGCAGTGATACTAACTTTGGTTATGATTATATTGCCGATTTTGAGGAAAGGTTCCAAATTAAAGCTCGCTCACCCGTTACAACAGGATGGAAAGAGATAGATGAGATCTGTAAAGGCGGACTCGGCAGCGGCGAACTTGGAGTTGTTATTGCGCCTACTGGTGCAGGAAAATCAATGGTACTGGTCCATATCGGCGCAGAAGCACTAAAAGCTGGCAAAACTGTTATACACTATACTTTGGAGTTGGCAGATACAACTATTGGAACTAGATATGATAGCTGCCTGACATCTGTTCCGCTACAGACAATTTTTTCTTTCAAAGAACAAATTTATGAAGCAGTGCAGGATATCCCTGGTAGTCTTATTATTAAAGAGTACCCAACCAAATCGGCATCTACGCAGACTATTAAAATGCATCTAGAGAAACTAAGACAAAGAGATATAACCCCAGATATGATCATTGTTGATTATGGCGATCTTTTAAAGCCGGTCACCGCTTTTAAAGAAAAAAGAATGAACTTGGAATCTATTTACGAAGAACTCCGCGCAATATCGCAGGAGAATAACTGCCCTGTTTGGACAGCATCTCAAACTAATCGTTCAGGGTTGAATGCGGAGGTGATCACGATGGAGTCTATTAGCGAAGCTTTTAACAAATGCTTTGTTTCAGACTTTATATTTTCTGTGTCTAGAACGATTGAAGATAAGACTAACAATACAGGAAGAATTTTTATTGCCAAGAACAGAAATGGACCCGATGGATTAATATATCCGATTTTTATGGATCCCGGCCGAGTTAAAATTGAAGTGCTACCTCCGACCGGTGAAACCCCTGGAGAGGTTGCAGCTAAGACTGCAAGAGATCAGTCTGCACTTCTCAAAGAAAAATACAAGAAATATAGGAGTAAAGAAGAATGAAGGTATATACACAACAAGAGGTTATGACCTCTACGTTAGAGTATTTTGATGATGATGATTTAGCAGCAAACGTTTGGGTAACTAAATATGCTCTTAAGGATAAGGCTGGCAGCCTGTTGGAAAAAACGCCGGATGACATGCATCGACGTTTGGCTAGCGAGTTTGCTCGTGTTGAGACACATTATGCTGGCGACAGAGCTTTAAGTGAGAGCGAGATCTACGAGTTGCTAAAAGATTTTAAATACATTGTGCCGCAAGGTTCCCCGATGATGGGAATCGGCAATGATCATGTAAACGTGTCATTGTCTAATTGCGTGGTGGTCGCTAGCCCAGACGACAACATTTCTTCTATCCTTGATTCTGGAAAAAGTTTAGCAAACCTTTTTAAACGCCGTTGCGGCGTGGGCATTGACGTATCTACACTACGCCCTGAAGGGGCGCCTGTTAATAATTCTGCCGGCACAACTTCTGGTGCTTGGAGTTTCGCAGATTTTTATTCTTATGTATGTAGAATGATTGGCCAAAATGGTCGCAGAGGGGCACTAATGATTACAATGGATGTGCGCCATCCTGACATTGAGAACTTCGTTACAATGAAGCAAGATTTGACCAAGGTAACGGGAGCAAATGTATCGGTTAAGATAAGCGATGATTTTATGCGAGCAGTCGAGAATAAGGAAACATTCACCCTGCATTTCCCCATAGGCTCAGAGAGCCCTAGCCACACAAAGAAGATTAACGCAGAAGAGTTGTGGAGTAAGATTGTAGAATCTGCCACAAAGACGGCGGAACCGGGCCTTCTCATGTGGGACAACATCACAAAGAATTTGCCCGCAGAAAGTTATGCCGCATTTGGCTTCAAGACGTTAACCACCAACCCGTGCGGAGAGATCCCGCTGTCTGCATACGATAGCTGTCGCCTGATTTCCATCAACCTTAAGAACTTTGTTATTAAACCTTTTTCTAAATCGGCCTATTTTGATTTTGACAAATTTAGTGATGTAGCCGCAAAGGCAATGAGATTGTCTGACGACTTGGTTGAACTGGAAATAGAAAAGCTACAGAAGATTGTTTCTGCATGTGATACTGAAGACGAAATGGTACTTTGGGGCAAACTGATGGACGCATGTATCGGTGGCCGCAGAACCGGCTTAGGAACCCATGGGTTGGCCGACGCGATTGCATGCCTCAGCATGGCCTATGACTCCACTGCTGCGCTAGAGGTAATTGACAAGATATATGGTGCCTTGAAGCTTGCAGCATACACAGAAAGCTCCAGACTCGCTGAAGAGCGCGGCGCATTTCCAATATTTGATTGGGAGATGGAAAAGGATAACTCCTTTATCAAATCGCTACCAGAAGAATTACAGTTGATGATGGCTCATGTCGGCCGAAGAAATATCTCTATTTTGACAAACGCCCCAACAGGCTCAGTATCAATTATGTCGCAGACCAGTTCTGGTTTGGAGCCTGTATTTAGGAACTCTTATACACGCCGTCGAAAGCTGAGTCACAATGACACAGAAGTCAAGGCAGATTTTGTTGATGAGCTTGGAGACAAATGGCTTGAATATGCAGTATTTCATCATAATGTCCAGCGCTGGAGAGATATACATGGCGAGGAAAAAGAGCTGCCAGACTTCTTTGTTGAAAGTGATCAGATTGATTGGGTTCGCCGCATAGATATTCAGGCAGCAATCCAAAGGCACATTGATCACTCAATTAGTTCTACTATTAATTTGCCCAAAGATACAAATCCAGACACGGTAGGAGAATTGTATTTTAAAGGTTGGGCAGCCGGCCTAAAGGGAATTACGGTTTATGTTGATGGTTCACGCTCTGGCGTTCTAGTAACAAACGAAGAGTCCGAAGAGTCAGCAGAGTCATTTCCACACCATAAAGCACCAAAGCGTCCCACTGAGCTTACATGTAAAATCCATCACACGACGATTCAAGGAGAAAAGTGGACTATCCTAGTTGGTCTACTAGAAGGAAAGCCCTATGAGGTTATGGGAGGTCTTGCCACCTATGTTGAAATTCCAACAAAATACACTGAGGGTATTTTAGTAAAACACCCCAGAAAGTCAATGAATTCGAAGTATGATTTGCGCTTTGGTGAAAATGAAGACGAATTTGTCGTAAAGGACATTGTTAAAGTTTTTGACAACCCAAATCATTCCGCATTTACCAGAATGATTTCTTTGGGCCTGCGCCATGGCGCCAATGTACAATATGTTGTAGAGCAGATGCAGAAGGACCGTGACAGCGATATGTTTTCGTTTGTGAAGTGTGTTGCCCGCGTGCTCAAAAACTATATTGAAGACGGGGCAGAAGCCTCAGATAAAACTTGCCCTTCATGCAGCGCAGAAGGATTGGTTTATATGGATGGATGCATTTTATGTAAAGAGTGCGGATATTCAAAATGTGGTTGACATCCAGCCACAATATGATATAATATTAATATAAAGGAGGTAGGTATGATTAAAAACCTAACATTGGCCCCAGAATATGCTGAGGTCGCAGAAATTGATGATGAAGAGTCTGAGAAGGAGCAGCGTATTGTTGAATATATTCGCTCTTTAAAGACAATCGAAGATGCTATGGAGCCCTATAAAGAGCAAAAGCGAGATCTCCGTAAGGAATTTAAAGATCAGGGCTGGCTTGATGCTGAAGAGCAGCGCATGGTAACCAAGGCTTATCGGCTTGTTAAAGACGAGACTGATTTAGAACAGCTAATGGACTTTTATGAAACCATCAAGAAGGCTAGAAATGGTAAGGTGTAAAAATGCGTCAACAGCCATACAGCCACTTGTTGTCTAAAATAAATATTACAGATAGGTGTTCTGTTATTGCAGGAGATCATTATTATCTTCCAACCGGAACTGTTAGGGCGATGGTTGGAGATAATGTCTCTGTTGATTTTTATTGCAAATATTGTGATAAGCGCATAACAGAGTTTTTAACCAAAGCACAATACAATACTTATAAAAAACAACTTAAACAGGAGTAGTGATGAGATTTTCGCCGCTAAACAGAAATATTCATATTGAATTGAAATCCTCTGAGGATGAGCATACAACAGAATCTGGCCTTTTACTGCCCGAGGACTATAAGCCAAAGTCAGAGTACGCGCTTGCGAGGGTCATTGATGTGGCCCCTGACTGCAAGTTATCGGTATTTGACTCATCGGCCCGCTTGCGCACGTCTGGAATGTATGTCGTCGTATTGGAGTCGATGGTTGAGGAGATTACTTACGCTGGCAAGACATTTCACGTTGTGTTAGAAAATCATGTCGTTGGGCTACTACAGTCGTGAGGGACTCGGTTTATGAATATGATGAGTTAGTTATAGGGTTTACCTATAATGCTGTGTTGTATTCGTACTTAAACGAGTTGCCAATAGTTGGCGTAGTGTATAGGCCACCAATTATATTTGAGACAGCCGGTACAAGGCTTAAACGAGATATGTACGAGGAGATGGTTTTTCTCCTATCGCTGTCAGGGCTGGCTCCGTTTTCAAACATGGTCACTTCAATAAGGCTATCAGAAAATAATGTGCTAAATATAGTTGTTGGTGAAACGACCGTGATTAAGGCTAAATTTAATAAACTTACTGTTTTTGATGAAGAGGGCTTGCAGGGCTTTGCACCACCCATAAACCAAGAAGTTAAAAAGTATCAAGTTCTGGATTGGTTTAATGTTCGTCGTGGCATGACGCACTCGCATGACTTGTTACGGTCTGATTCTAACTTCGTTGAGTATGTAAGGTTTTATCCGACAATGAGGCTAGACGGCCACCACCCTGATAAAAAGGATTTGGTCGCCTTTTCAACGATGACGCAGGAAGAGATTGATGTATGGGAAGGTTCAGAAGCCCACGCCCGACTCAAAATATTAAAGATGATGAAAGAGGCAGGAATAAGGGGAACAAGGAATGGAAGGAATCCCCTGTATCCAGAACGTTCTTCGCAAGAGTATAAATATTATGCCGTATCGATTCAGCATGATTATCGTGAAAAGATACCAATCACTAGAGACAAGTATGAAGATACAGAAACAGTTTTTCATAATTATCAAACAGCAGATGAGATTTTTGCAGAGAGTGATGATGAAAACAATAAATACAGTTATATAGACAAGCTTCAAAGGATGTTTTTAGAAAATGGAACAAGGTAAAAAGAACATGTCTTCTTTTCATTTAGCGGGCATAATCCCAGTCGCCGGGCAGCCACTTGATTTTAAGATGCCGTGGCATGACTGTATGCAGCCTTTGGCACCGGGTTATCTTGCAATCCACCAAGCTGTGATGCAATGCGCGACAGCCGGCTGCGAAACGATTTGGATTATTTGCCATAGGGATATGCAGCCGCTTATTCGGCACGAAGTTGGAGAACATGTCCAAGATCCGGTGTGGTTTGGGCGCCCTTCGCCATTTGCATCGGAAGAGAGAAAGACTATTCCAATATATTATATACCAATACACCCAAAAGATAGAGATAGAAGAGACTGTCTTGGATGGAGCGTTCTTTACGGTGCCAACTGTGCATATTGGGTAAGTCGCAAGATGAGTAAATGGGTAATACCTGATATGTACTACACCGCCTTTCCCTATGGAGTTTTTTCACTTAAAGAACTCCGACAACATCGAAAGCAGATATCGTCTCATGAAAAGTTCTTTCTGACATATCAGGGCGAATCTGTACAGCAAGGTCAATATTTGGGCTTCACATTCGACGCCGAGGATTTTAAGAAAATAAGGGCCCAACTTCGCAAAGACGGTACGGGCATGTGGTCAGCAGAAGAGTTGAAAGATGGCAAATACCCGACTAAAAGACTGCCAGTGGAAGAAAGATACTCGGCAAGGTATTTTTCCCTTGACAAAGTATTTAAAAATGTTATATTAGAGGGAGCAAACAAAGCAGAGTTGTCATGGTTCTATGATATAGGATCGTGGGAAGGCTACTGTAAATTTATTGGTTCTAGTGACCGAGAAAACATAAAAAAACCGTACAATAAAATTTTGAGTTATAGGGAGTTTAACGAAGTTGGATACGATGTCGAAGATTAAATTTGTTGGATTACACGCACACAGTGTTGCTGGATCTATTTTTGATGCAATAGGGTTCCCACAGGAACATATGGACTTTGCATATCAAAATGGCTGTGATGCACTAGCCCTGACTGACCATGGCAACATGAATGGGCTCCCGTATCAGGTGCTGCATGCTAAAAGAATGCAGGCAGAGGGTAAAAACTTTAAACCAATTTTTGGCGTCGAAGCGTATTTTATACCGGATCTGGCCCAATGGCGCGAAGAGTATGATCAGGCCATGGATGACAAGAAACGCGCCCGTTCTTTAAAAAAATCATCCCAATCTGGTGCGACCATCGAAGATGAAAACGCTAGCAAGACGGCTATTAAAGACATCATCCGACGCAGAGCACACTTGGTACTGGTGGCCCAAAACCAGACTGGCCTAAATAACCTGTTTAAATTGATTTCGGAATCTTACCAGCCAGAGAATTATTATCGTTATCCTCGAATGGATTACGCTATGCTTAAGAAATATGGCGAAGGAATTATCGCATCTTCAGCGTGCCTAGGCGGCGTGTATGCCCAAGATTATTGGCAAAGCTGGGAACAGAATGAGGATGGCGAGCGCCACTTTAACGAACAAGAGTGTATGCGGCGAATGCGGATTACTACAGAGAAGATGGTAGACATTTTTGGAGATAGGTGGTATGGAGAATTGCAGTGGAACAACATTGACGATCAGCATCGTTTAAACCAATATATTATTAAGGTTGCCGAAGAGTATGGCGTAGAACTTGTTACAACTGCTGACAGTCATTATCCAAATCCCACCGCGTGGAAAGACCGCGAACTTTATAAGCGTCTAGGTTGGCTAGGTAAGAGTAAGCCAGATTACGAAACAAATGAATTGCCGCCTGGGGTCGAAGAGATCGGGTATGAACTATATCCTAAAAACGGAGATCAGATTTGGGAGTCTTACAAGAAGTATTCGTCTGATTGTAATTTCGAATATGATGACGATCTTGTTATGCGCTCGATCACCAACACACACATGATTGCACACGAAAGAATTGATAACTTTATTCCTGACAATACTGTTCGTTTGCCCGATTTTGTGGTGCCTGAAGACATGACTGCTGATGCCGCTCTTATTAAACTAAGCCTGGAGGGGCTAAAGAATTTAAATCTCCTCCAAGAAGAGGTATACCGTGATCGTCTAAAGCGAGAGCTTGATGTTATTGCTGACAGAGGATTCAGCAAATACTTCCTTACGATGAAAGCCATTTCAGATCGAGCAGCAGACAACATGCTCACTGGCCCCGGCCGAGGCAGCGCAGCGGGATCGTTAGTGGCCTATGTTTTGGGAATTACTCAGGTAGATCCTATTAAATATGGTTTGCTGTTCTCACGTTTCTTGCGCTCAGACGCAACAGACTATCCCGATATTGATTATGATGTGGCTGACCCGATGGTGCTCAAAGAGCGTTTGATCGAGGAGTGGGGAGAAGATACTGTTGCACCGATTTCTAACTGGAACACACTCAAGCTCAGAAGTTTAATCAAAGACATTTCCAAGTTTTATGGAATCGAGTTTACACAAGTTAATTCTGTGACTAGTAAGATGATCCATGAGGCCATTGGCCCTGCCAAGAAGCGACATGGGATCAAGGCCGGGGTATACAGCCCCACGTTTGAAGAGGTGATGGAATTCAGTACAACGCTGCAAACCTTTTTGAATCAGTATCCATTTGTAAAGACTCACGTCGAAGCTCTGGTTGGCCAAGTTCGCTCATGCTCTCGGCATGCCGGCGGGATCGTCGTGGCGGAAAATCTAGATCAGTATATGCCGCTGATTAACTCTGGTGGCGTTCGTCAAACACCGTGGTCAGAAGGCCAGAACGTTAGGCATCTTGAGCCAATGGGATTTATTAAGTTCGATATTTTAGGACTTTCCACATTGAGAATGATCGACGGAGCGATTCAACATATTTTACGAAGACATCATGGAATTGAGGACTGCACATTTGAGCATATTAAGGATTACTATAATCAAAATCTGCATCCTGACGTGTTAGACATGAGCGATCAGTCTGTGTACGAGAATATTTTTCATGCCGGCACATGGGCTGGTATCTTTCAGTTTACTGAAAATGGAGCGCAGCAGTTTTGCACCCGTGCAAAGCCAACAAGCATTATTGATATTGCTGCTATCACATCTATCTTTCGACCGGGGCCTCTTAGCGCTAATGTCGATAAGGACTATGTAGAGGCTAAGAGGAGTCCACAATATATTAAATATATTCATCCAATTGTTCAAGAGATCACCGAAGAAACGTATGGGTTCTTAATCTTTCAGGAGCAAATTGCACTACTCGCTCATAAGCTTGGTAAGGATTTGAGCCTTGATGAAGGTAACGCGCTTCGTAAACTACTTACTAAGAAAGGCACAGGAAAAGGCAATGATAAGAAAACGATTATTTATAAAAAGTTTATGCAAGGCTGTCAAGATAAGGGCGTCACAAAGTCGAACAGTCAAAGATTGTGGGATACTTTTGAGTACTTTTCTGGTTATGGCTTTAATAAGTCACACGCAGTGTCGTACTCAATCCTATCGTACCAATGCGCATGGTTGATGAATTATTACCCTGCTGAGTGGATGGCGGCTTTCCTCGACAAAGAGCCAGAGTCTAGAAAGGAAAAGGCCATTAACATAGCTAAGCGCTTTGGTTTTAATATCGCCCCTCTCAACGTCAACACTTCTGGCGTAGTTTGGGAAATCGATCAGGATCAGAAAACATTAATTCAGCCACTAACATCGATAAAGGGTTTGGGCATCGCGGCAATTGAGCAGATTATTAACAATCGTCCGTTCCAGAGTGTTGAAAGTTTCATCTTTAACGAAGAGATAGTTTACAGCAAATTAAACAAGAAGGCATTGGATGTGTTGATTAGAAGTGGCGCAACAGACTGCCTCATTGATGGTAGGTTTACTGGCGCGAGGCACTTCTGGTCTGCCGTCGCTGTGGACCGCCCTAGGAAGGAGAAGAATCTAGTCGAAAACATTGAACTCTACTCCCCCGAAGGCGATTTCACAGAGGCTGAAAAAATTCAGTACCTCGTTGATTTGACTGGTGTGTTCCCCTTGAATAAGGTCATCACACTTGAGGTACAAGAAAGGCTAGAACAGATGTGTGTTCCTCCATTGGCGGAATATGATCCAGATTTACATATCGCGTGGTTTGTTCCAAGAAATATTATTCCGCGAAAAACAAAAAACGGTAAAGACTACTGGATTGTAGAGGTTATTGATTCGACAAGTAAATTGACAAAAATCCGATGTTGGGGAATCCGACCGGGCCGGGACAATTTGCATATAAATAGGCCATATATGGCCAAGCTTGATTACAATCCAGAGTGGGGATTTTCAACAAGATCACTGAGGCACAATTTTAAACTTCTAGGATAAGATGTGAGTAAAAAATCTAAGATGAGCTTCTTTGAAAGCTTTGATCACACAGATAAGTCGGCATGGGCTACTACGAAAAGACTAAATGATGACGAATTCATTATAAGAAGTAGAGGTTCCCTGTCTGGCAGTTGCGAACATTGCGGACAAGAGTACAGGATAAAATCAGCTACACATAAATATTGCAGTAAGGCGTGTTCTCGTCAGAGCATGAAGGATAAAAGGAAGGCAAGAGGGTTTTCGGAATATAGCGCAGGTAAATTAAGGTTTCTAGTTTTTAACAGAGATAATTTTCGCTGCATCTATTGTGGCAGGGCCACTTGGAATACGGACAATTTAATATTACATGCTGATCATATTCACCCAGCTAGTAAAGGCGGTGCCGACACTATTGATAATTTAGTTACCAGTTGTAGTGAATGTAATGTTGCAAAAGGTGCGGATTTAGTTTATAATGTAGAAGAGATATTGGCAGAAGTGCAAAAAAGAAACAAACAAATTGGAAAATTAAAGGAGAAATTAAATGATTCTTGAATATAGCAGAGTAAGAGAAGACGTGGTGCCACCAACAAGGGCAAACCCCAGTGATGCAGGGTTGGACTTGTTTTTTAACCCTGAGCCTGAGAGCATCATCGTTCACGAGTTAAACGACAGTATTACAATTGAGCCTGGACAGAGCGTGTTGGTTCCAACTGGCTACAGATTTGGTGTGCCTCATGGGTATATGCTAGAGATCAAAAACAGATCTAGCGTTGCCTACAAGCGTTCTTTGCTTGTAGGGGCCTGTGTGGTCGATAGTGGATACGACGGGGAGGTCTTCGTAAACCTTCACAATGTTGGGCAAGAGCCGCAGGTTCTAAGCCCCAAAGATAAGATTGCCCAAGCAGTTCTCGTACCAGTGGTGCCCTTTAGGGCGATGGAGACACAAAACGGAAATCTATATGGTTGGTACCCGATCACCATCAGTGAAAGGGGCACTGGCGCACTGGGGAGCACAGATGAATAAGGCAACGCAGGCAGTATTGTTTTCCAGCAAAACTAATCTGTGGGAAACCCCGAAAGATTTTTTTGATAAATTGAATTGGAGATTTGGGCCTTTTGATTTGGATCCTTGTGCGACTCCGCATAACACAAAGTGTGCCAATTTTTATACCGAAGCTGAAGACGGCCTCTCAAAGAGTTGGCAGGGTCATACAGTATTTGTTAATCCTCCGTATGGTCGAGACATTGGCAAGTGGATTAAAAAAGCTCACGAAGAAACTCAACAAGATGTGGATACGAAAGTCGTCATGCTAATTCCTGCCAGAACAGATACAAAATACTGGCACGACTATGTTATGAAGGCCGAACTTGTATTTTTTGTCAAGGGAAGATTAAAGTTTGGCGACAGCGAAAACAGTGCCCCTTTTCCATCGGCAGTTGTTGTCTTTAGGAAGCACACAAACACGGGCGGCAACCCGCTTATGGGAGCACTGGGCAGATGAACCGAAAAGAGCGAAGAAGATTAAAGAAGCAGCAAGAAAAGAAAGGCAACAAAGAATTGGAAGAAAAAATAGGGCTATTCGACAAGATACCAGACCGCTGCTTAACTTGTGGTCTAGATTTTGATAAGACCGATAAAGAACAGGTCACTACATGGTTCGTTGCTGTGCGAGAAAAAGAACAAAAGGTAAATTTATATTGTCCAACGTGCTGGGAGACAGCCCAGAGTCTTATAAAAGAATTTTATGATCACATGAACAGCAAATACAATGAAGAAGAAGGAGAAGAATGATGACATGGACGAAGATGGGATTAAGTTTTGATGATGTGCTGATTGAGCCACAGTTTTCTACTATTCAAACCAGAAGCGAGGTTGATATTGGAGCAGATTTAGATGCTCGCCACCATTTACAGGTGCCAGTTATATCCAGCCCAATGGATACAGTAACCGAGACGGCCATGGCAGTTGCTATGCGCAACTCGGGAGGTTTAGGCATCATTCACAGATACAACACAATCGAAAAACAAGTTGATATAATTGATCGCCTTGTAGCTGAAGACCCTAAAGCGGTTGCTGCCGCAGCTATCGGGGTCACTGGTGACTATGAAGAGCGCGCATGGGCTCTCTATGACGCCGGCGCTAGGGTTCTTTGTATTGACGTAGCTCACGGACACCACGTTCTTATGAAGCAAGGGATTGAGAATATAAGACGCGCTCTTGGCGACGAGGTGCATATTATGGCTGGCAACGTAGCTACGCTACAGGCTACTAATGACTTGGCTGACTGGGGAGCAAACAGTGTTCGCATTGGCATTGGGGGAGGCTCCATCTGCTCCACTAGGATTCAAACTGGTCACGGTATCCCCACCTTTCAATCAGTCTACGATTGTGCAAAAACAGACCGTGATGTGGTCTTGATCGCTGACGGTGGTATTAAAAACTCAGGAGATATAGTCAAGTCTCTTGCAGCCGGCGCAGATTTTGTTATGGTTGGCTCACTGCTGGCTGGCACAATGGAATCACCCGGTGAGGTACACCGTTCGCCTACTGGAGAGCCACGGAAACAATATCGAGGCATGGCCAGCGCCGCCGCACAAGTTGATTGGAGAGGCAAGGCTTCCTCTTTGGAGGGTATTTCTACGACCATTCCTTACAAGGGCAGCGTAAAGCCAATAATGGAACAACTAGCAAATGGCATTCGGAGTGGATTTTCCTATTCGGGAGCGAGAACGGTGAAGCAGTTCCAGGCCAAAGTTAAATTTATTAGACAGACTCACTCGGCTCAGGTTGAAAGCTCAACTCATATTTTGAGAGAGCTATAATGGGTAAGAATGACGAGACTGAAGCTAAAGAGAGAATCGTTGTCCGAATTACGGAACGTGAAAAGGCTGATTTAAAGATTAAGCTTCATTCCGATGGTTTGACACTGAGCAAGTTTATGCGTATCGCTGTTGCGTCCTACTTGCGGGAAGATGACAGCTTTATGCGGTGGGCCGATGAGCATTTGTATCCCAACAGTTATATTAAAAGTAAAGTTCAAAGGGCGAAGAGTAAATCTTTACGAGAAGAAGGGAAGCGCATAAAAGACAAGTTTGTTTTAGATGAAGGAGAAGTGTCGAATATATTTGACATTATTGAAAAGGAGTATCCAGAATTATGAGGCTGTGTGAGAAGATGTGTTTGGACAAGAATGTTTCGTGCCCAAACAAGGATTGTAGAATGTGGATAGATTATGAGGAAGATTTGAATTGCACACTAATTACTGTTAGGAAGCACGGTAATTTAACTTTGAGAGAGGTAGCGGTGCGAGAAGGCGTTAGCTTTGTTCGAATAAAACAAATAGAGCAAAAAGCCTTAGAGAAGCTTAAGAAGAAAAATTTAGAGCTTTTCCACTCGCCATGACAAAAAAAGGTCATTTACCAAACTTAAATACTATTTACTTTGAACGTACCAAGTACCGTTTTGCAAAATTATATTTTTAGGAGTAGACAATAGAATGAGCACCAAAAAACCGTTACTAAATGAGAGCGTGGTTCGTAGGTTCTTAAAGCTTGCTGATGTTAAGCCCATCAATGAAGAGTGGTATACATCAATTTATGAGCAAGAAGATGAGGAGCCCCTACCCGGTGAAGGTGAGGAAGATGCCGCACTAGAACCCATGGAACTAGGAGAACCCGAAGCAGAGATGCCAGAAGACGAGTTGGCGGATCCCGTTGGAGATGAACCAGCTGCCGATCCAATGAGTGAAGAAGGCGTCGAGGAGTTGGTGTCCGCTATTGCCGATGCTATCCAAAGCGTGACCGGCGTAGAAGTTGGCGTCGAAGGCGGCGAAGGGGGTGAGGAACTGCCCGCCGAAGAGCCTGAAGCTGGTCTGGAAGAGCCCGCCGACCTTGGCGCGGAAGCGCCCATGGGCGACGAAGAGCTTCCACCCGAAGGGGGCGCAGAGCTTGGCGCAGCCGAAGAAGAGCCAGCCAATAGAGGCGGCGGCATGTACGAGGGTCAACTAACCGATGACGTTATCAATGAGGTCACCCGTCGAGTAGCAGCCCGTCTGATGAAAATCAACAGATAATAAATAACAATAAACATTAAAATGGGGCCACAGCTATGATAATATTTAGCTGTGGTTTTATTTTAATGGGAGTGGTGAATGGAAATAAGTCTATGGATTTTAACGGGAATAATCATAAGTTCAATATTTGGCAGATTATTTCTTTTGGGCAATAGAATTAAGATATACAAGCAACTAGAAGCTGACATTTTAGCTATGATAGTTAGCCTTGAAGAAGATGTGGCATACATGCGAACGCTCAAATATTTACACATGGAGCAATTTGGCGTTGACGAAAACATGCAAAAAATAACAAAGAATATGGACGAGCATGCAACAGGTATGTGGAAAGATTCAATCATCAAGAAGTTGATTTCTATGTATCCCCCCGCATTGCGCTCTACAATAGAGTACTATGACTGGTCAACGGCCATAGAAAGTCATTCTAAAACAATACTAGACAGGAAAAACAAATGAAGTTCAATGATAAAACAGAGGAAGAGTCCGATGAGGGAAACGAGCCCTCTCAACTGATAGCAGTAGCACAAGAGCCAGATTTGAGAACCTTCGGTCTTTGCGGGGATCTGGATGAAGAAAAGACAGCAGACATATTGTACACAATGTTGTTGTTACACGAGAACGGCAAACAAGAGGTACCAGTTAATCCGAAGGATTTAAGTAAAGGGACAAAAACGATTTGTGAGCCATTTGAATTTTTAATTTCAACAGCCGGCGGCGGTGCTCATGAAATGTTTGCGATTTACGATATGATGAGAAGTATTCGTCAAGATTGCACAATCAAGACTTTGGGTATGGGCAAGGTAATGTCGGCCGGCGTCATCTTATTAGCCGCTGGAACCAAAGGCGAGCGAAGAGTGGGCGAGAATTGTCGAATTATGATTCATAGTGTTATTGGTGGTCATGCTGGCGCAATTCATAACTTGGAAAACGAGATGGACGAAGTGAGATGGTGTCAGGAGCAGTATATTAAAGCTTTATCTCGCGAGACAGATATGACGAAGGCGTATATCAAAAAATTGTTAGCTAGAAAAGTTAATGTTTATTTAACTGCTGCCGAAGCAGTTGAACTTGGTATTGCCGATAAAATTATTTGAAACTATTTATTGCAAGGAGTTAAAATGGCAAAAGTAACGGGGTTGCATGCATTTTTTATCAAGGAACGCTATATGAAGATAATGGCAGAAAAAGGATATAGGTTTTATGATACCGAACAGGCATACAACGTTAATGT